CTACTTCCCGGCGTCATACATTGCAGCCATATACACCCATATCTTGCCTTGCGGAGCGTCTTCGTCGGCAAAGTAAAACCTATGGGCACCCTTGAGGATCTGAGCATCATCACAGACCATACACATATCGGCGTAAAACGAGTTAAACGCGACATACTTATCCCACTTGGTTGTACCCGAAGGAAAAGACATTCCCCTTGCAGCCTCCTCTATCTGATCGGCAGTCCAATGGGCACCGGTTCTTTTCTCACCGGACGGTCCTGTATAACGTATACCCTCTACATCCATTTCGGCAAAATTCCTATCGTAGTGGTTGCCATACAGTATGGAGTGCTGCTTGCGCATAAACCGCCAGTATTCGTCCGGATGCTCATCCCTGAGGATACACAGCATATCACTCAATGTGTCCACGCTCTGCCACATTGCCTTGTCGGAGGCTACACCGTTAGCCTTGGCATCCCTAATCATATCCTTATATTCCATGTCGTTAATATTATAGATTATCAATCTGTTTTGTTTTCTCGGAGCACTTGTGTCTTTTTGATAGGCAAAAAGAAGTCTTTTGGTATATCAAATTGTCACAGCAAACGTTTGTTTTTGCTTTCAATATGTCATTCCATCATCAGCTTCTTAAACTCTATCAAGTCGGCATCTGTTATCCTGATAGCCCCTGTATTGCCGAACAGGATATTCGACACCGGATTATCGGGAAGAGCAATGCGAATATTCCCCTTACCTATAGTTCCGCGGATAAAGCCTTTCCCGAACGGCATCTCATCCATCTCGCGAAACATTACTATGAGGTCATTAAACAGCATATCCGCATCAATGTTGCCGTTTTCATCGCACAAAAACAAAGAGGCATTGTCAATCATTGTATTCAGGTTGTCTCTTTCTTTGGCGATATAGTTTTTTGCACCCCTTTTCAGGTACACCGAAGCGACCTTCAGCTTCGGGTTAGCCTCAACCAGCGTGTCAATCCTATCATCAATCCACAACAACAGCGAATCAGCCATCTTGTCCTTAACTTCTGTTATACTTTTCTTTGCTTCCATCATTTTTTTGATTTAGATTGAGGTTTTCCATTCTTCCAGTCGATGAACTCCTGCCATGTCATATCACTATGTTCCGTCACGTACTCCCGGAACAAGGCATCACGCCTGGCGGTCTCTTCCTTGGCTGTTTTCGATGTCCGCCTTACGAATGACAGCTGCTGCTCCAATATGGCCTTACCTTCGGCAGACGCCTCTATCCTGCCCTTGACCAGCAGAAGCAGTTCGGCATTAACCATCTCCTGTATAGCCATGCTGTTATCATAATATTCCTTGTTGTTGCTGAGGATGCCGCGCTCCTGATCGTTGAGAGATGAGACAATACGGTCTATCTCATCCCAAACAGGAGTTGCGGTATGCTGTACGGGCTGCGTCTTGGGAAACTGCTGCAAAGCCTGTAACTTCTGCTGGTACATCTCATTTTCCTGCGCCAACTGTTCCAGGTTACGCCCGGATGTAAGTAGAGGGTCATTTTCAAACATATTCATTATTTTTTTGTCAGTGGTTAATAAAGAAAGTGGTATGCCCCCGAAGGGACTTACCACTAACGTTTCTTACGTCTTACGCGCTTGGTGCGGTTGACTGCGGGCGGCAGTTGCATCCGTAAGGATTCGCCCCTTCCAGCACGCTGACTGTCGGGGTTGAAGGCAAACCCACCACACCATAGATTGCACGGCATGTCTTGCGGTCCGTATAGCACATACTTTCCTTCAGAACACTATCCATGCCCATTTGAATGATCTTGTTCTGATACAGGTTGGCAACCTCCATTCCGTATACCTTCTTATCCAGCTCACAGAACTTGGCGGAGTAGCGTTCATTGAGTGTGTCGTAAAGGTCACGCTGTCCCTTGTACAGACCGAATGCGGCTGTGTTCAGCTTGTCATTCATGTTATCGTACAGATCACGGGAAACCTTGTAATTTCCGAAGTCACCGTCTACCTGTGACTTGTAGAGCTGCCATTTCTCGTTAATGTCTATCTCGCGATGTGCGTACATCTGTTCCTGAGTGTTGACTTTAAGTCCCCAAATGGTATTGGTCAAGCTCAAAGCTTCCTCACATCCCTTCTCCCACGCCTGGAATGCCGTAGGAGCCACACCCGAACGTCCGGCAATGGCATCGCTGACCGTATTGATGTTTACGTTTTCCGGCATACCGCCACCGCCACCAAAAATGCGACCTCCGCGACCCCATAATGCGGCTGCACCCAGAGCCGTACCGATAATACCGGTAGTCAATGCTGCGTTACCCACGCCCTTAGAAGCATATTCCTTACGATCTTCGCCATGGACATACTCCTTCTCCTTGATTACTTGTTTTACTTCTGCTTCCATATAACTTGTATTTTGTATTGCAGCCCTTCGTTGGGCTACATGCAAAGAAAGCCATAATTCAGCGGCAAATGAAATACTTGCTTGCAATATACTTGCTGATTACTTGCCAATTGCTTGCCACAATCCACTTGCTTAATTTTGCCCTGTTGGAACGGATATAAGATACACCCTGCCTGGTCCTGTGTATGACCCTGCCAATCTCCTCATCGGTCATCATCCTGGATAACGCCATTACAAGGAGGTATCGGGCATCGGCACACTCTTCGCGGTTGCTATGCAATATGTCAGCCTCATCAATACCTGTAACATTACATACCATAATTATGATATCCTGATATAATTCCTCTATTCTCATCGATACTTTTTTTAAAGATTGGAAAACAAAACACCCAAAACCTTGTTACAACTTAAGAAAGCCGTAACAATGCCTTGGGTGTTCATCTCCTGTCGACTGTCAATCATTAAGGAGGACGGCTTTCTTTTCATTCTAAGCCGTAAAAGAACTGCTTTTGTTATCTACTACGCTTCTACTCGTAGTATTGCGAGAATAATTCCCGATATGATGTCTTATTTCATCTCACCCTCCCTTCTGATAAAGATTAATAATTCCGTCACGACCAATACCGGTAATCTTCCTATGATACCATATTAGTTCCACCCATTCCGTTTCCATGTGGGCAAAACACCTTTTTGCCTGATTTGCAATGTCTTTGTATCGCATCAGCTGTATCAGAATACCCCAATGCAGTTGCTACGTCCTTTGCGCAAAACAAAGGCTCTTCATTCGTTCCGACTACTCTCACTTCGCCAAAAACCTCATTCTTGAAAATCTGAATATCGTCCATATTATACGTTTTACCAAATTCTATAACTTAATCCAACCACGACAGCCGGTGATAGCCCATCCTTGCCAAATCCATAGCCGGCAGTGATTGACATACCCCATCTACGAGGTTTTACTTTCATCACATGATGGATATCATTAGTAACCGTGACAGTCTTAGGATATACCTTCAAACTGTCCAAGTTCGGGTTATAACCACTGACATAAGCCGTATAGTTACTGTCCCGGTATATCTTCTGCTCGACAGGGAGCACCGTATCACCTACATGGATAGTATCGCCCGTGTGCCAGCAAATCAAAGGAGTAGGAAGGTAGTAGGGGACCGTATCCCTTCTTATCACAAGGCTTGAACTGAATACCGTATCCGTTCTTGCCTCTATAACTGCTTCGGGGGATGGCTTTGCAAACCATCCTAAACCGAAAGCGAGTACAATCAGTAATATGCAAGGAAGCCATTTCATTTCAATTTGCTTTAGCTTGCAACATTAACATACAACCCTACCAAGCTGCTTAAGTCATGGGTCAATGCCTGACCGCTGTCCCTTGTGCAGATATACAATACGTCATTCTGAGTATAGTACTTGCCCTCGAATAACTCCATAGGAGGTGTATAGGGTATCGGGTCATCCTTGGTGCCTGATGCGGTCTCTACAACCACTTCGTAGAGTGCTGCCGTAGCCTTGCCGGGATATTGGCTCTCCAAAACCATAGGGATATCTTGCCGGACCTTATACAGGTGTTCCTTGTAATTAACCTTCATTCCCTTGGATAAGGATTCGTCTATGAATTCCGCCCAATCGGGATACAGCGATTTAACTTTCAAAGATTCGCTGTCTGTCAGGCTCAATGTCTGTATCTGTTTTTTGGCGGATTCCACCATGTTTTGTGCGGATGCAGCCAATATGTAATCAGCACTATAAGGTTGCGGTTCGTGATTCCATTCTTCCGATTCCATGATTTGTACAAATTCGGGGTCATCCATTCTGTAGGTGGGGAATGAGTCCCTTGGGAAGAGGTTAACGAATTCTTCATGCAGCACTACTTTCGTACCGTCTGCGTTGCTTCGCATTGCCGGCATAGCCAACAATCCATGTTGGGTCAGCCATTCTATCGTAACGATTGTATATCTCATTGTCCAATTATATTAGTTAATACGTAATCAATTAATTCTTGCTCTGTGAATCCGTCTGCCTCTGTTGGTATGGAATCAAAGGCTATGGAGTTGTAGAAGGCGAGTCTGGAGCAATAATTCTTAGTGTTCCCTTCTTCCCAGAAGAAAGAAGGAGCTTTACTTGTCTCAGGCTTAACGTTATCGTTTACAGTCGTAATTGTATGTTTCACTCCAAACAATTCATTATACTTAATAGACTTGTTTAATACTCCGTTAATATAAGTTAAACCAGCCTGATTTCCTGCATAAGCAATATTAGTACCGCCTGTAAAGATATAGAATGGAGTGATCTCTATCGGGTTATATCTTTGCGAGTAGTACATCTTACCAATGTTAAAGTCCCCTATCGGATTAACCGTCATAAACAGCATCTTCACTCCACTACTCAGATTCTCTACCAATCCGCAATCATCTACACCATCTGTCACTAATGCACCGGGATATTCGGGTATCTGAGTGATGGTGATGTTACAGTTGTCTATAAGTTCTGTTGATATAAATCCAACAAAACCTGAATTATCAGATTCGATATTTGAGTCGAATTCAAAATATCCATTTTCTAAGATTTTGTCACGATAGCCTGCTTCAGTATGATATCTTAACCTAATTTTCCCTTTTAACTCTTCGGTTATTCCCTCTATATTACATTTTAAGAATGCGCGTCGCTTCGCAGGAATTATCTCTATCACGGCATCCTCTTTACTAACGAATTTCCTAAGTATAATTTGTTCGCTAGATATTAGATCTGCTGTGCCTGCTACAGAACGAAGTGTCCAATTTTTAAAGTTATCATTGTACCCTCCAACACCACTCATTTCGGCAAACAGGAAGTTGTTTAACTTCATTCTCCTTCCTTTACCCGACAAGTCCTGCAAGTAAGCAGACTCCTTCAATGTTTCGTTGGTCGCACCTTGCTTCTTTACGTCATAGTAGAAAACGATATGCTCCCTTATCCATTGAGGGATAGGGGAAGGCTTGGAAGCACCGCCGCCCGAACGGATTTCGCCAATGTGATTCAGTGCGATTGTATTCAACCGCACCGAATTTAAAGATATTGTGTTAACCTTCATAATCACTCCAAAATTAATGCCTTGACAGGCTTAACATTGCACTGAATCTTGATATGCTGCTCACCAATGACACCTTCGATGTTCTTCTGCCAAACCGACCCGACACCGTAATCGACTGCAAACGCCACCCAACTCTCACCGTCCAAACTCTGATACAATACCACCTTGGACGGATGTGTATCGAATACCAATTGCAAACCAAATGTAGACGCAGCAGGCTGAAACTTATACTCCTGATTGGAGCCGGATGCTGCAAAATTGCCGGTTATATCCTTTAATGCCATAATTGTAGATTTTATAAACTTAATACCTGTTTCCGATTCTTACCATCTGCCCTAAAGCTTACATGTACCCATGCGAAGTTGCTCTCATCAATCAACTGGTCATAAGGCAGGTTCTTACGGATATACTCAAACAACAGCTTATTCTGCTGTCTGTCTCCCGTATCGATATCGGCTGCTTCACCCTTCATATGCTGAGAAGACTTGCTTCCCTTGACGGCTTCATTCAGCTCCGGGCAGCGATAACCGCTGTTTACTGTTATAGGCTTTCCCCACCATGTGCGTAATGGGTCCAATACATTATCCACCAAGGCAGTAAGAGCCGTTACATGCTCCTGTCTGCATCTGTTGTTGATACCCAAGCGGTCGGCAGTCGTGGACTTGCACAGCTCCGCAATTGTAAAAAACTTCATTTCTTTTCCTCCTTAATTACTTCTTTAATATCTTCTTTGTCAACCTTTAACGTCTTGCCGAAAATCAGCCTGAACGCTTCGACAATATTCAGCTCGATTCCCTTTGGCTTAAGTATGTTGCTGATAATCGAGCACATTTCCAAGAAACATACCATCAGGCAGGAATACATATCAATGTCGTAACGGCTACCCGATGCCTTGTTTATCATCACCACCATGAAGACGAAGCTGAAGTATGTAACCATCTTGCCCATGGTTCGCCTTACCGCCCGACTGAACCGGACCTGTTCGCCCATTATGATACTCTTCCTCAGCCCGCAGGCTAAATCACATATAATCACGGCAGCAGACACTATCAGCCACGGAATCATGTGTTCTATACTCTCCTGAACGAATGCGGTAGCTATTCCTGCCAATCCTCCGGCTACGCTCTTATCGATGCCATCTCTAACTATTGCACTAATCATTTGTCGGATTAATTTTTAATGTTATATTTGCAAAACCTTGTTAACCGGACGAGAAAGCTAATCTTTATTCCCTGCCAGCCTGAGAAGGTATGCAGGGAGTTTTTTTACACTATAAACATTCTGCCAATTTCCGCCAATACGGTGATGCCATTAACCTTGATTTCCCCATCTTCATTTTTCCCGATTGCAAACTCCTTATCCGAAGGTATAACTTCCGCAATGGAAACCAAATCATCGTCCGTGAGTGCCCTTTCGCTGACTGTATAGTCATTGTCTGCCGAAGCGCATTCTCTTGCTTCTTCAAACTCGCGCATCAATGTTTTTTTCATTTCAACATAAGAGAGGTATTCCTCACTCTGCTTAATCGACTCAAGTTCCTGTTTTTCTTCGCTGCTTATGTTTTCTTTCTTCTCCAACTCATTCACTCGTGGGAAGGCTTGGGCGTCATAGCCTTCGGGTTTCAGCTTGGCATAGATACCGCGCATATCCTCGTTAAAGCTCTCCATTGCCCTTTCGTAGGCTACGAGATTCAAGATAATCTTCACCTTCGTTTTATTGGCAAGTGGCGCACCCTCATCCGATTTCAGCGGCACGAGTTGCAAAAAACTCATTTTTCTGATGATTTCATTGATTTTCATTTTGCGCCTCCTTCCTTGGGGATGGAAGACAATATGCTTCTAAGCATACTCTCTATATCTTCGATGGGAGCTTTCATGCCTACTGTCATGGTAAACCCTGTGGGCATGATAGAGGCTGTGCCAACATAAGCATCTCCATCCAATACGATATATTGGATATCATTGGTTGTGTTGTTTGAGACCTCACCGTTTTCATAAAGCCTTGTAATACTTTCTTTTTTTCTTATCAGTTCCATATCTGTATAATTTAATGATTAGTTATATTCTTTACTGTATCGGTCCGGGGTTCGGGTCAAGCTTGAGCGGGAACGCCTTCTTCGTGTACTCGTTCGTATTAAGCTGTAGATATACGTAGTACTCGCCAAGAAAATCAGTTAAGGTGAATGTCCCGAATATTTCAACCTCTCTGTCTTGAATCAGATTGAAATCCTGTAATTTTTCCCTGCTCATATCTTCGTCCGAAACCACACGCCTTAGTGTAATCCAATTATTAGTGAGCATTTTACTACCGACTGAATAATACGTAAGTTTAAGATTCCATTTAACCGCAGTGTTAAGCCCGGTCATTGAGTTAGTCACATATTCGGCTGTCAGATTGATTACCAAACCACCCGCTTCTTCTTCCGATACATACTTAACCCTGCCGGGAGAGCAGTTCATGACAGGCAAAAACAGATTAGCCTTGTCCGCCTCGATGATACTTTCAATCTTATTCATGCAAAAAAACGGATATACATCGTAGTATTGACCAAGTGTCAGACCATTGGCAGGCATCTCTAATGTAACCCCCGCTCTGACATTAGCCAGTTTCCTCACAATTCTGTTGGACGAGTCAACCAACATCGCTCCAAACCACCATGTATCAAGGTTGGTAGCGGATTCTATGTCGGACAGCTCGACAGAGCCGGGACCTGATTTATCTGCGGTAGTAACATTTCGCGCAAGAGAGCACGATATAGAGCCATACATAGACACCTTGGAATCGCAATAGAAGCTATGGAACGGCGGTTGCGCATCGTGCTTGTACAGCAAGAAATCTGCCAACCTGTACGGACTCCCACTTCCGCCCCAAGGTCTCTCATAGATATATCCGTTCATCTTGTTTCCTGTATACAGCTTGGGGATTTCTTCATAAGACGCTACAGGGGGCGGCTTAATGCCGCAATTCCTCATCGAACCTTTCCACCAAGCCCCTTCACCGTCAGATGGCATGCTCCTGTCAGGAGCGGCAGAGGCAATATGGACAGGCTTGCATCTTGACCACATATTAATCTCATGGCTCGTGCATAACCCGCTCACATTCGTTTCAGACGTCCCAAGAACGGAAGCAACGTCACTCCTCAGATTGACAGGAGACGTAATTACGTTATTCGAATTAGCCATATCAATAGAGTAGTAACAGGGTTATATAAGTCGAGATAAAGGCACACATCTCCATCCAAAACACAGGCTTCTTGAACTTAAGGCATGCCAATACGATTACACCACCAAGGAAGGTTATAAGAGGGACGTACCAAAAACTCATCAACACTTGCCATACAAGAGAGGCAAGCGCGCAGATTCCCGCGCTTACATAATGGATATTGCGGTTATAATCCTCCTTGAACAAGGGAGCCGAGCCGACAAACGCCAATGATGCACTTGCGATGAACGCCAGGAATTGGTATTCTTCCTTGCTGGCTTCGATAAACGATGCAACCAGCAGGGAAGATTCGGCAAGACAGAAGAGCGTGAACAGCCAACCCTTCTTTCCAAGCCGATAGTATGTGTCACTGATACTTGCAGGGATGCCATACATCCTGACTGTATATCCGATATAGGATACAAACAGAATAATCGAAACAATCAATAATGTAACCATAGTTTTTAATTTATAAATTTACGTTTCAAATCATCAATCTCTTTGTGCAGCTCAATTATCTGACTCTGCAATACTGCCGTATATTGGGCATAGTTCACGGACAGGTAGTGTTCTTTCGTGCTGCCTTTAGACACAAGCTCAGGATATAATTCTATCATATCCTGTGCGATAAACCCTATGCTTTCCTTTCCATCCTTGATATAGCTGACAGGAGTGACGAACCCTCTGTTCCGTAGCGGTTTTATACATGACTTTAAGCGGGCGTCCGAATAAACGGCAACCTCACCTTCTGCAAGGAAGTTTCCAGTAACTCTAAAACTCGAAGCAACAAGGTCCGCTGTACCTTCTCCATTTAATTGAAGATGTACGCCATTTGTAGAGCCATCATCCGAATTGGATACCGCAATCAGCATGCTTCCCCAGTTGGTTGCGCGTCTAATACTACCAATTGTATAGCTCGTTATAAATCCGACTCCATCTAATATATCTTTCCATCCAATGATAGGTCTACAAGCAGAGCCGCTGTTTGACATCATCGCCAATTGATTAGCCCTGAATACGCAGTTATCTACATTTTGAAAAATTCTCCACTCGTGCTCCCAATAGTCTGTCATCGTGCTTACGAATGATGCTCTACATTGAAGATTGTTGTAGCAATAGAGATTCGTGATATTAACAATACCGTCCGACTGGAACTGAGCTATACACCCTGCCGAAGTGTAGAAATCAATGCCATGATAACCCGACATTACGACCCTGTTATAGTAACTAAAATTGATTCCATGCCAAGGATTATAATCATCGTGGACTTCATTAGGGTTGACGCCAATTACATAACACCCAATCTTTGTAAACCAACCACTATCCCACATGTGATTACCCCATCCACCGCCAAGGCTCTTGCTTCCCGATGTGGGAATCAGCCCATCAGAACCGAAACTGTAACCGAATCCCGAACCATTAAGGGATATTTTTTTGCTTCCGTAGATAGTCAAGGAATCATCAGACGCCTCCTTCAAGTATACGTAATCACCGTCACCGAAGTTTATTTTGTTACCAAAATTCCCGGCTTTGTTCAGGACTATATTATTAGTGGTCGTAGTTCCGTTTATCGCAAGGTTGCCTGTTATCGTCCCGCCTGCCAAAGGCAGGTACTTTCCTGTTATAATATCATCCTCCAATTGGGACAGTTTTGTCGGGTACGCAGGAAGAGATACCACCCCATTAGATACATTGTAAGGAGTCGTGCCCAGCTTTACCTGCTTGGCATATACACTGCCCAAGTCCGGTATGTGGGAAAAATGGATTCTCTTGGACGTGTCAGACTTGGCAAGCTCTTCCCACATGGCGTCTATATCCAAACCGCCACCGCCTTTTTTATTCGTCCACTTGTTTTTAATCGAGTCGTAGGTCAATACCTGTCCTTCCGATAGAGGAGTAACCAGGTCTACATCGTCCAGCATGCCCAATGAGGTTGCACCACTTCCACCACCGGTTGTCGAACCGAACGCAGCAAGGTCACCCGTAGCGTAGAAATTAACCATAGACCCATCATCCTTCTCTACATATACGGCATTATTGGTCGCGTCATATTTCAGCAGAGCATTACCGATTTGGACATGCCCGGTTACGGCAAGATTTCCCGATATCGTCCCGCCTGTTAAAGGCAGGTACTTCCCTGCGATGACATCATCTTTCAGATCCGACAGTTTGGTCGGATAGGCAGGAAGGGAGATAACGCCCTTATCCGGACCATAAGAAACCTCTCCTAACTTTATCAGGCTTATATATTTATCTCCTAAATCCGGTATGTGGGAAATGTCTATTTTTTTAGATATGTCCGATTTTCCCAGCTCTTCCCACATGGCTTTCGTGTCAATACCTCCGGCACCCTTCTTGTTGGTCCATCTTCCTTTTTTCTCGTCATAAGTCAACACGTCCCCGTCCGGAATCGGCGTCACCAAATCAACGTCTTCCAGCATGTGCAGCGTAGTGGCACCACCTCCACCGCCGGAAGAGCCGCCTTTCCCAAACACGGATATCTCGCCCACAGAAAAGAAATTAGTTTTCGCGCCAATGCTTGTCAATTTTTCAGGATCATCAGGATCATCATAGTGCAACTCGAATGCAGAGTTCCATACTGACTTATCCAGCTTTCCCGATATGTCAACAGGAGCCGAGAAACCCCCTCCACCCGAAGGCGCAGAAGCTCCACTCCCGCCACGCGGTATTACTCTTGATATGATCTTAATCTCAGCCATTTTCTACCATCGATAATTGAATATTATTCCGCTCATAGTCCCATACACCGCTTAGCAGCATGAATCTCTTATTAACCGCTGATTTGTCATACAACCGGGTAAACGGATGGATAGAACCATCGTTTTTTATTACCTGCGTTAACTTGATTTGGGTTGCCTTATAACGGTTGATCACCCTTCGGATGAAGGCTTCTTCGGGTCTGACAAGTTTATCCTCGATGACGGAATACAGGTTATCCGTCAAGAAGTCATTTTCCAACAATGCCTTGCTATAGGAAGCCCCGTCCGCATTATAAGAGCTTATGCCGAACTCAACTTCGTCAAGTTCGGACATGAACTTATCGTTGACCACATTCTCATACAAGCGGTCACCATCTTCGCCTTCATCAATGATCCCATCTCTCTTCTTGTATTCAAACCGGAAGTCCTTTAAAATGGCGCCGTATGCGATAAAACCGACTTCCTGAGCGACCCTCTGCCTGCGACAGTACATCGTGAATTCCAATTCCCCGATGATCGGTACGTCCGATGGAAGAGTGATGATGTGCCCGGACAGCCCGCTATATGGCATATCGGGCGTTTTCGTGCTCTTCACATTCGCCCAGTTCTTGATATTGTCCGTCTCGAAAACGATCTCAAACCGGACGAATGAGGATTGCCATCCACTGCCGTTCCAATACTTATCCCCGATTTTAAGGGAGCATGCGTAAGGGATATTGGCAGAGATATTCATGTCACCGTCATAGATATAGTTCATGCGGCTGTCGGAGGGGAAACGCATGCTCCCCGATATACCGATGGCACCGTCCTTCCAGACCGCATTAGGACCCCTCATCGTAAAGGCAGGCAGGGTTTCCTTCTGGTATTCGTCAAAAACCATCACGCCATCTACCGTAGCAGACCGCATCTGGATGCTGTCAGCCCAATTATAATCCCCCGGCGGATCTCCGCCACCGGTGAACAACGCTTCCTTCATCAGGACAGCCCCGAATATGTTATCGTTAATATTAGTACTCAGTATGGTTTCGTGGCGGTTCTGATCGTAGTAATACATCTTCCATTCCTTCGGTTTCAGAAACCTCTTGATGTCATACTTATCCTTATCGCTGTAATTCGAGCCGCCCGCCCATTCCAGGTTGTCGTAATCCTCATTAACCACCAAGTCCTCAAACACATTGTTGACGGATTTGACTGTCACCTTATTATAACCGGGCAAAACGTCAATGGTGTTGTCGCTGCCGGCGAAGCCGATATCCTGCAATGTGGCATCATTCACCGACACCATTGTATAAGATGTCAATGCCTCATTATACTTGCGATACTGACCGCTATAGTCCGCATCGATGATATACAGGCTGCCTTCGTAATCATACAGCGTCCATGAAAAGAACTGCATGAGGTAGGTCAATACTTCATCCAGCATCAATTCATCTGAGGTGAAGTTCTCTTCCGCGAATCTGAGTTTATCCAATACGTTCTCACCCGAAGAATAAGCAGCGGAAGATGATGCATACACATAAGGGATATATACGGACTCATAGCCACCATGGGCGGAAGATATAAGGTATCTTAGCAACTCCATTGCGGTGATGAATCCCGACTCTGTCTGCTGCTCATACTTAATGTTTTCAAGTGTGGCTATGGCACTGACGCAGTCAACGCTTATGTTGTCAATGGTTGGCAGATAGGGTTGTGTAAACTGTTCCGGAGTGATATATCCTGTCCATGTCAACACGCCATTCTTATATAACTTTACCGAAGCATACTGACTATTTACGCTAAACAGATCCAGTAACAAATTCTTATCAAGAATATTAATCGTAGCGGTTGACGTGCGGACAGGTTGGTAAATAAAACCTTCATCATCCCCCGTCACGACAAAAGCAGATGGCGCACCACGCAACTCTGATACAGTGCCGGAATATCCATCTATATATATTCTTACCTCATAAGAATTGTTGCGAAAATCTTTAAAAGGTATTGTGTATCTCTGTCCCATATTACCATTTTATGTTCTCTGATTTCATGTAATTCCGAATAGCTATATACATAGCCTTCCCTCGCACCTTGATCTCTCCATCTACCTTTACATTCCCACCCAAATTACCGCTGTTAATCATTTGGAACAATCTCCCTTGCTGAGATTGATTCAATATCATCTCTCCACTGTTAACACGAGCAATCATCTTGTCTCCAAAGAAAGAGGAACCTCCAATAATACCACCATCCGCGAATTTGGGAATAGAAGCAAAAGCGGCTAAAATAGATGCTACCGCAGCTACAGCCATGGCAGGTCCCACAAATGGAATGGATGATACAGAAGAAGCTGCGCCTGTAGCTGCGGCTTCGGCGTTTGCGTTAGCCTCTGCCTTTTTTGCAGTAACCATAGATGCAATCATAGGAATTGCACTTGCCATCGAGTTTATAAGATTTGCGAAATATTGTATTACTGCTGCATTGGAATCGTCAACAATAGATCCTATGCTGCTAAATGCATCTCCTATATAACCTAGCGATTCTGCATACTGTTTGTTTTTATCTATCTGACTAGAAAAATCAGGCAACTTATCCTTATCTACCGCAATATCTATCTTGTCCAAATCAACCTCGATGGGAACGATTTTTATCTTCTCTCCTGACTCTATCTTCTTCCGTAAGGCATTGTGCAAGCCTTTGGCCTCTTCATTCGCCCAGTTCTCTGCGTTGAATGAAGCCATTCGAAAATCCGTAGATTCACTCTTTCCCCTTATAGGCTTTTTATCCCCTGTTTCACCGGTATATACCTTATATCCCTCCAAGCTAGCCACCGCAACAAACCCTTTTATCGCTTTGTTTGCGTTGTTAAATTCGTTAGCGGTCTCATTGTACTCCCTGCTAATCGAATTTAAGGCTGATGATGTTTTTTGGTACTCCGAAGCCATGGCAGCAATATTACTCAACTCTTCATCCTTGTATTTATTGAGCATTGCGTTAACTATGATAGTCTCTTTATATATATTGTCCAATTCAGCCAATTCCTTATCAATCCCCTCAATTCTAGCCTCATCCGATGCGCCTTTTCTTGCTTTTGTAAGATATTCCTTCCTTGCTTGATAGGCGTTATATGAATTCGAATACCGTTCTTTTAATTCGCCTCTCTTGGCGGGGTCGGTAACATCAATTTTTAAAGCCATTTCTACATCTTCAAAACCAACCTTTATCTTACCAGTGCCTATCTCAGACTCTACTGATTTTGTTATAGCACTCATCAAATCGCTCCTTAGCGTTTCATTGATTTGTTTTTGCTGCTCTAAGGCTTTCCGCCAATCCCCGAAAGCCTTAACCCTTTCTTCCAAAGGAGCAAACTTATTTTTCGCAACATACTGTGCTTCTTGTATTTGAGCTTCATTTTTAGAACTAAAATAGCCATAACTTATCTTAGTGTTCCCTAACTGATCCATTGCCGCATATGCCTCTTTTGCCTTCTGAATTATTTCATCCAACCCACTTAAGAAGCTGCTAAATTCCCCATTCCCTATGGAATAGAAGAACTGATCTACAGATTCTTTAGCTGCTTGCATAGTACTTGCAGTCATATCGCCTAAAACCTGGCTTGATTGCAACGTTTTATTGAAAGCTTCCCCGACTGTCATTGCTGCCCCCAAACCTCCGGCAAATTTAGCAACAGTCTCTCCGGCACCTGCCATAAAATCGCTAAAACGGCTTATCTCATTCTTTGATTTTTTCAAATTACCGTCAAATCCTTGTGTATTCAACAACAGTCTAACAATAGCGTCACTCATATTCAAATTTTTTAGCTCTTTGGCGAAGCTCATTAACTTCGTCCATATTTATTTCTATAGGTTCCCGATCTTCATCCCATGGGAAAGGCAACAAGGCATCAGGTGTAAGGTGATCTCTCGAGTTCACCTGCACAACAGCGTACATCAACATTCTCGTTCGCTCCCACGCTTCTTGCTCCTTCCGAAACATACCTCTTATGAATACCGCGCACTCATTCAAGGTCATATTGTCAAAAAAGTATTCAGGGGATACCCCACCTCTTCCGACTACTTCTTCATAAAGCCTTATAATACTTACCCCTGTTTCTTCCTCTTTACTTTTTTTTTATCCGGCTTATATTCAGCCATCCTTCTCACGCGCTCGTTTTCTTCTTCTAATACAGAAACGAACTCTTGAAAAATGGAAGGATCGCTATCACATGCATCAATTATATCTTCAAAATTTAAAGAAAAGCCCTTATTATTAGCGATTAGCATTGTAAAGAGTAGAATATAGCTGTTTATAGCTTTATCACCAGAATACGGCTCTCCCTTCAGCTCTTCGTAGATGAATAAAGCGCGTAGAGTATATCTTAAGTTATACTCTACACCTTTGATAGTCACTGTTCTCATCATTCAACTTCTTTTTCGTTAACCTTTTCCTGAACTGATGGGACCACGGGCGATTTTAAAGCATAACCTCCTGCTCCGGTTTTCTTATCAAGTTTTCCTTGTCCTCTAAGACTAACCGTCATGGAAGAATTACTTCCCTTGGCATCCGTACGTTCCAACGTAGTAATCAATGCCTTGCCCGAATAGTATATTTGGCTCTGCTTGGTGGCAGGAGAACTCCATCCTTGTTCCGGGACCCCATCATTGCTCAGATTGGCGGGGATACCCAATACAACATCCACAGGTTCACCGGCAATAAATTTATCATACATCGTATCAAAACTCTCTACTTCGGGATCTGCACTAACCAATGCTTCTGTCGATGCCTCCCATGACATCTTTGTCACAACACTCTCATCCCACATACCATCATCCTTGCTAGCCGCATCGGATGTTTCGGCTGATAAGGTTAGTTTATGGCTGGTGCTCAACGCTGTAGCCTTACCACCCATGAAAATCATGAAATCCTTACCATTCAATACTTTTGCTTTTGCCATATTACTATCAATTTATCGTTAAAAATCAATCGTTTTAAAATTCAAAGTCAGTCTTACCACGTATGCCGGTAAGTCTGCATCATAGTTCTTACTCCATGATTCCAAATTACACTCTGTCACTTCGAAGTCATCGTACCTTGCTAACTTGCCTTCCAGTACATAACGTGTCTTATTTGCCACAGTAACCGCCTCATTGTAGTTTTTCGCTACTATGGCAATATTGCAGCTCGCATTGTCTTCACATGTACCATCTTTCGTAGTTTCCGGTCCTGAACCGTAGTCCTCAAACATGATAAACGGATAATTGGAGCCTTCCGGGATAACTATCGGGTAGATCCGATCACCTACACTTTTTACAATTTCCGGATCTGCACTTAACTGTTTAACTATATGTTTACTTATCAATATGCTCATTTCCCTTCGCTTACTTCTGTTATTAATCGCACCACCCTGTCGGAAATCCTTTCAGACGCACGCCTCATCGATTCTTCAGCCACATCAAAAAAGTTCCTAGCCGCTATCGCTCCCCTATAGGCAGTACGATTGTTTTTGCTCCTGGACTTTTTAAAAGCATGTCTGCCTTCTGTTCCATCGTTTATAAATCTCAGGATAAAAGCCCTGTCACGCCCACGATAAGAATTTATCCGGGCAGTATCCTTGCTGACCGACCGATTTCTCTTAATGCCTGATCTGCCACCTCGTGGCGGATTGTATTCCTTAACCGACTTCGCACTTCCCTTGCGGTTAAACAGGCTGACATTAGCACCTGTGGCGTTTTTGTAAACCATAGTTTTTACGCCTATCTTGGCGTTTCTTGGATCGGACTTCATGGCTCCTTTCGCTGCGGCAATCACGTCCTTTCGGGCCGGGGCAATTTCCTGCCTTATAATCTTACGGACATCCTTTTTTTTTACTACATTATCAAAAAGCATACAGTCAAGCATCCTCATTACCTCATCCCCATCAAATTGTAAGGCAACACCGGATTTTCTTGCACCATTTGCATTGTATAAGAGTCGTTTATTTAAACCCATAACCAAAGACTAATACCGGCTTGGATAAGCCGGTATTAATTATTACTAAGCCCCGACAGTCTTATACAATGCGAATGCCTCCTTACGCAGAGTAGTAATACTCCAATCAGAGTTTAAGGTGAAAACGACTACATCCTTCTTGGCTTGAGTATACGGATCAATAATCAATCTTACTTCTCCGTGTTGATTTGTCGGCAAGTAGCCAAAACATCCGGCCGCAACATACTCTACGTCTGCCTTCTCCTTATTAGAGCCATAATTGATATATTCGGTACAGAATACCGGATATCCGCCAATCGCACCATTTTCAACAACCATTCTGCCACTTCCTGCGTCAATTGGAGTTGCTTCCAATGCAGCTTTCATTGCTTCGCTCATGACAAAACAAAAACCTACCATTTCCACACCTGTTGCTGCTACAGCTCCCTTCATCGCGATTAACTCCTTGTAAGTCGGCACAGCACCGGCGAACACACCTGTCGCCTTCGCACCTGCAAAGGGACCGTGAAGGTCGCTTGTAAAATTCTGATGGGAGAAAATTACACGATTCAACACCCTCTGCAATCCGGCCCGCAATTGTCCCTGGATCAATGACACTAAATCGGTGTAACTATCAGTAATAGCCTGGTTAGATACCGATATTGACATTCCTAATCTGACACGCTTGGCTGCAATCTTACTCAAATCAATAGTTTGGTCGGTCAGTTCTAATGTTTCCCCTTGGATTTCAGCCTCAACCGATCCCATTACAGGCCATTGGATATTCCCGCTTACTCCTGTCTGCACCGGAATACCCACTTTGTCAAAAATAAGCCCCATCTCCAAGGGAGGAAGGATATCCTTAATGGTTAATGGAATCATGCCACCGGCTTCAATAGAAGCTGTATTCAACCCTGTAAATTCACGCTCTAAAACGAAATCACCGGGTTTTCCCGCGCTCTTCACCGCTTGAAGGCACTCTCTAAGCAGTTGGTTCTTGCTTTTTTCTTCTCTTTTTTCCGACTTCTGCATGTTTGTCAGATCGAAATTCATCTGAATTTCGCGAGAATGTTTGTTAAAATCATTCTTTAGAGATTGATACTCAATGTTTTCATCGGGTGACAAGTCACGTTTTTCAGCCTTAGCCTTATCGATCAACTCATTCATGCGGATATTGACGGCCTCTCTCTTCTCCAATAGAGAATTTCTTTCCGCCAAAAGTTCCTGTACTGTTTTCTTTCCTGATTTCATAATTATAAAATATTACATGTGTTTAAAATAACTTCTCTCTCTATCCGGTCTATTTCCTCAACCTTCCTGCCAATAGTGGATACAGGCTTTCTTTCCCTTAACTTTATCCCGGTTGATTCTATCTCACGAGCGGTCACACTGGTTTGCGTATATGCCGGATCACTTGCTATAGTCATTTCAAAAACCGCATCCAAGCGGTTAACATGACGCAATAAGATACCATCCTTATCCTTGGTGTACCTCACAGAGCTTGATTCATCCGACCAGTAAGCAAATGAGGAGCCGGCAAGATCGCCACGCTTTACCAACTCCAATGCCGTATTACCATCCGGGGTATCAGGAGCTGCAAATTCATACTTTACACCTGTCTCATCAACGCTTAATTTCAAAGAGCCTTCACCCATGTTCGATCGAGCCAACAGCCTCTCCCGATTGTGCCATAAGGTCATCTTAATATCCATACCCTTTAGATCTTCTTCCGTAATGGCACCGGGTTCTATAATTTCCCTATAATCCTCCCAGTAATCCACCAATAACCGGCTCTCTACCCCAAAAACTATCGCATACCCTTCTATTATCCTTTCATTAGGAGCCTCATCGGAGGCTTCTCTAATATGAGGTTGAAATCTGCCTCCAACCATGCATCTTATTTCCCTTTTTTGCTTGTTTCCCATCTTAATGCTTTTTTTTAATCATCCTATTAGTTCCTCTATAGGAGACCGCCCTATAGGAGACCGCCACATCAGCCCTTTTTATAATACTTTTGATACCCTGTTTCAGGTTACTCGATTTACTCATTTTCGTCCAAAACCGAAGCAACAATAGTAATACTGCCATCTCTCCTGGAGCGATTAAGGCTATCTATCGCATAAGTCTTATCATCCCACCTTAAGCGGCATCTATCATGGATTATACTATTATTCCTCATTGTTACGGATACAGTTCGCGAAAGCCATGATTCGCCCATAGTTAATACATTCGCGCCCCTTTGAAAATGGACAGCAGCCCAAACGGTAGCCTTCTTCGTAAATTCAACCACCTGTTCTCCCATATCGCCTCTTGTAACGATAGGCACCATTATATCTACTCTTTCCGTCAAACTTCCTGCGGTCAACATATTCTATTCTCTATCTGAAAGTTTTACAAATGGCTTTACCAACACCGACACGGAAAAAGGAACGGGGTTTTGAGACACAGCTGCAACAGGTTCTCTATTCCGGTGAAAATGTGCCGCCAACATCAATATCGCTAATTTTAATCTGACGGGGAAACCACGCCCCTCCCATGCCGAAAGCTCTTCATAAGATCTTCGCGTCATGTCAATGACAACATCTTCCGCTGCAATACCATATGTTGTAATGATATCATCCTCATCCCCGAAATCCTCATGCATCTGCAATTTGAGTTCTTCCAATGTCACTACTCTTAACTCATCATTCATCATCATCTTCTTCCTCCTTTTTTTTCACATCGCTCGTCTGTATCGTATTACTACCCTCCTTGCTTAACTTAGCACTGCCTAAAACAGCAAGATTTGTGCTTAAATAAACTTCGTCACCCTTCTCTACAGGCTCCTTGTCATTCTCTCTTCTTATATCATTAACGGTTGCTTGGCCCGTCCCCAGTCGTGACAGGTTAGCCTTGCCTCTACTGTCAACATCCAAGGCATAGAGGCTGGAAAGGTTAAACGAAAATTTATAATCCATATATGTATTTACACTCAGCATTTTAGCCGTAAATTCTCTCTCTATTTCTGTGATTATGGGCTGCAATGCCTCTGAATAAAAACCCACATTCGACATTTCAACGCTCTTGTAGTTGGCGTTAGTATCATCCATCAGTTTGCTTGGAGGTACATTAAAGGCTCTTGCTATATCACGGAGATTCAGCTTCACCATTTCCAAAAATTGCATATCGGAAGATGACATACTGATTGGAGTCAGGGTGCCATCACCCCTTACAACCAAAATGTCTTCACCCTTGTTGATGTCCTCCTGTAGATCCTGTCCTTGTTTATCAAGTTCTTTATCCTGGTATTCACCGAATCCCTTCACGCTGGTATTGTTTTGCAGGATTGCCTTTAGCCGTCCTCCTGTGGCAAACCTCTTCAGGGTTTCATTATTGGCAGTTGTGGCTATACTTAATGTATCCTTGATATAGGATACCGTAGACCTACCCATATAACCTCCATCCATGCACATGTTCTTAAAGTGGAGGATTTCCGATGCCGGGAATGTCCCGCTTATACCGTTAACCAAGTCACTTACCGTGTAAGTATTGGAGTAGACATCATACACAACAGAACCGGGGGAGCATAAAAAAAGAGACTCCACCTCTCCGGTAACAGCCCTCTTAGGGTATATATACGCATTACCCTTAAGCAGCATCATTGCAACGAGATACTTCATCATTGTAAATGAATTCATTCTGTCGTTCGGGCGAACACTCAATAGATAATTTACCCTTGCACCATACCCATTGTCGTAAATTTTAAAATAATTTTTAGCCCTATCACGCCTCTTATATTGCAGCGTAAGGGTAGCTACGGCACCGGATATAAGATTCACAGCCCTATATACGGCTGCAATACGCATTGCCGATTCATCTGTGTTGGCATAAATTATATTACTCTTAAAATTGCCGGTCGATACCGTAGTATTCTTCCCGGATGCCGCTTTTGCTTCTCGTCTGAAAAATCTGAAAAAGTTATCCATCGGTTTATCGAGCCTGTTTTAATATTATGACCACGGCTCATATACCCACGAATTAGCTGTAATAGGTTACTTTATTGCTCATAGTTATTAAAAAGCCAAAACGTCATTAAAGTAGCAATAGCCCCATCAATCTTCAAATTTTCCTTTCTTTTCAAAGGTTTTTTATTTCCCATCCTGTCTTCATCGAGATAGCAATTTCCAAAACAGTAGGATAATATAGGATTATTCGCCAAAGCGACTTTTGGCGGATTGGATTTTGCCGCCATCTCAAACGTTTCTACGGGCGAGGTAAATGCCCCATACGTCTGAGGGACTGCACGCAAAATCCTACTCGGGTCTGTACCGGTAGACGATATCGCAGCCGATAATGCATTCACCACCTCCTGGCTCTTGTATGCGTCATATCCTATCTGGCAGATACATAGCGACCTGTTACGCTTTAACACGTCTTCCACTATCATGGAGTCGCTTATAACAGCTCCCGGGCAAATCTTCAGATAGCCGGCATCCCTCCAATATTTGTACAACTCTTTGTTCGGATGGGTTTCCAAGGTTTCTTCCGGAATATAGCAATCAAGCCACACGAAGAATTTACGCAATTTCCTGCTATATATATTATAAGCGACAACGGAGAAGTCATCACTTACAGAAAGGTCCATAGCGACCATAGTTTCCGGCCGTCCATCTATTGAGTCAAGATCCAAATTAACGGAAAGGGAACGTGCTAAATTTTGGGAAATCCAAGTTTTTATGCCTCCTGACACGAATATATTTAAAAGCTTCGTCTTAAACTCTATCATCGCCTCTGCATCACGTTGGGCCTTAGCCCATCTTTGGGTATAGTAACTTTCCTGGACTGTAATACCGATATGAGGATTGCACTTCTTCCACACAGCGGGGCACCCCATGCTTTCTTCATCCATCTCCCACGCATCGGGCTGGAAGATGCTGGCAAATTGAGAATCATCATTATACTCACCCAACAATACCTTCTTCGCATTCTCCAGCTCCAATGCAAATGGACCATCCTCCACGCGGCTTGCGGTTGTAATTATAATCGTCAGAGGTTCACGTCTTGCACCCATAGATGATGTAAGGACCTGTAGCAATTCTGCACCATCCGAATGATCCTTCACATACTTCGCCTGAGCATATTCATCGAATATTACCAATGAGGCATTTAACCCGTCCTTGGTATCACCACCACCCGTCAAGCATTCAACGAACGATTCTCTTTCAAACTTATTCGGTTTCCAATTCAAAGTCTCCCGTGTCGCTTTAAAGTATTTCTTTTTCGGGTCCAACTGCCTGATTATCTTCGATATTTCCCCGAAGCAGATCTTCGCCTGCTTGTAAGAGTTTGCAGCGGTATAAGCCTGCGCATTCACATCGCCAAACAACATCTCATTAACAGCCAATGATGCCGTGCTTGTAGTTTTCGAGAACTTTCTTGGTACAAAAAGTATCGCTTCGCGAACCAACCGCCGCAGTTCGTATTTTCTCTGGTCAAGCACGCGCTGATATTTACCTTCCAAATCATCCGGCTTCCCTGTTGCATCCCCCACATCTTCCCAATGGTAAAATCCTAATATCGAAGCAAATTGAAAGTACTGTATCGGAGTCAACTTATAACATCTTCGCCCATCCATCCCGGAGAATTTCAGCGACTCATACAATTTCACGAACCGCTTGACTTTAGAAGGACGGAAAACGTAATTATCCATCAATCGAAAGAACTTCAACAAGGCTAATATCTCATATAAATTATGATTTTCAGGGGAATTACACACTTGGGAAACATAAGTCTGCAACCTCAGATCTATAGAATCAAGTTGATAACTCTCAATGTCTATACTGAGCAGCTTATCAACGAACCCTTCCTTCGCAGTTACGTTCTCATTCATCATTAATCATCTTCCTTATTAAGATGCTCCATTAGTCTTGACAACGGATCATCTTCCTTTATCTTGCCGGCTTCACCGCCCGGTTGAATCTCTTGATTCATCATCAACGATCTTAGATCTTTCCTAACCCTATCGGCATATCTCGCCATCAAAATGAACACCGGGTTTTCCTTCACCCGGTCACAATTTTCCCTACTTTTTTCAATAACAGTTAAAGTAGTTTCTTCCTTAAGAGCCTCATCGCGAATCCTACGAAAAACCAAAAGATCAGAAGCAAGTAGTTCTATCTGATAGCTCATTTCTTTTGAGTATTTATCCCGCTCCTGGAGAATGCCCCTTATATACCTTTTTAAACTATCGATTTCGTTATTCGCTTTTTTTTTAGCCATATAGTTAAATATTTTAAGACTACCTACTTTTGCTGATTCCGACCCGTATTTTGCAATCCCTATTTTACCCCCACAGAAAAAACGCAGAATCCTAAAAATCTCTCTGGGTAGGAGTAGAGGATTTGAGAAAAGTAGGGGCTTTAAAAAAAACTCCCCCCCCTCGGTCATTCAAAATATTTTTTTGCAAATCGTTCTGCGTCCTTCCTTGAGCGTTCTTTAATATATTCTTTCGAATGCGAATGCATCATGGCATGAATGTTTGTATGACACTCATGACACAGCGATTTCAAATTATTATAATCAAACATCAATCGTCTCATGTCCTCCACATTGCTTCCGCTCTCGACAGGAACAACATGATGAACCTCAGACACAGGAGTTATAATCCCCTTTGAAAAACACTCTTCGCAAAATGGGTTATTCCCAATCTTCTTCTTCCTCAAGGTGAGCCAATCTCTTGACTGGATCATCTTATTATAATTATAATCCTTGCTCATCATCAACACTTTTACTTCTTGTTTTTTTAGGGACCACACCATATTCAATCCTTGGCGATATGTGATTCAGCTCATTGCTAATCTCACTTTGTAATTTGTCTTCACCCGTTATCCCGCATTGCTCTATCAAGTCTGATATGATATCCTCATATCTACACTCTCCTATAGTACGGCCAATACCGTCTAATCGGGATGCTATAGACGGGAAAAGGAGTCTTACCACTGTTTCCAATGATGCACTATTCCTTGAGTTGGTATGTATATCATCCCCGTTTATCTTAATATTCCTTGCCACATATCCTCTTTTACCGATTTCGCTAAATATATATATCGAGCCTACCATCCTTAATGACTTCCTGCCTCTTGGCTTCGTTGATATAACTCTGTTCTTTTTGTTTTCGAAATCTTCAAATACTTTTGACAATTCGTTCACGTATGATATATCTATATCTTCCGACACACCGTAATCAGGATTGACGTATGACAAAAACGCAGTGAGTAGATATTGCATCACCTCATATCTACTTTTAAACTTATACTTTTTGACAATATCATCCAAACATGCAGCCGCTTCAGGAGACACCTTAGATTGGATATTTATATGTTTTAATTTCGATTTATCTTTCATAATCAATCTCCTTTCTCTTTAATCCGCTCCAATACATCCTTGTTGGTTCAATAGCTCACTAATGTTATCTATGACTTCCCCATCTGTCAACGTATCATCCAGGATGATAGATTTAATCTGATTTGAAAGCCATGATGTGCCATTTTCAAAACTAAGAGCAATCATGTCCTTAATATCGGAAACGCCATTAGGAACTCCGTTTGTTCCGAATGAATCAATTACTGATTCTGCATATTCTTTTGCTGCTTCTTCTAACTTCTGTTTCATATCTATATCGTTTTGAGGGTCATTTAATTTTTAAGAAGTTGCTCATTCGCTCAATGCATCTTTGTTTCTGATTGAGATTGGGATGCACATATAAATTGAGTGTGGTAGCGATATTCGAATGTCCAAGAATTACACTCACTGTCTTATAATCGCATTGACTTTCAATGCATCTGGTAGCAAATGTATGCCGGAGTCCATGAAACACAATGTGCGGAATATTCAGACGCTTCAAGAGCCGGGCAAAGAAATCACGGTAAGAACGGGGATCTTCCGGACGTTCTGATGTTCCTACTACAAATCGGGACGGAGATATTTTCTTTACTTCCTTCAAAGCAAAGAGAAGCTGTCTTGAGATAGGTATCTCCCGGTATGAATTTCGTGTTTTGGGAGAAGTGAAAGTCCTTTCCGTAGTTCTTGATTCGCAGTTGTATATCCTTCCTGCTGTATAACTAATGGTGATTACCTTCTGTCTGAAATCCACATCTTCCCATCGCAGGGCACACACCTCTCCAATCCTCATGCCGGTACACAGAGACAGCAGAATGCCTATATTCTTAGGAGTTGGGGATTCGGTGAGATGGCTCATCAGTATCTGTTGATGGTTTAAGGACAATGTAGGCAAACGGTGAGATTCGGTATCTGTAGGATAGTTTATCTCCCACTCCTCATAAGGGAATAACTTATGTTTCCCACCATACTTGACTATAGATTTCAGCACCGCCACAATATCCCTTACGGTTTTTTTAGCAAGACCAGAGGAAAGCTTGTCGAGAACAAATTTCTGAACGTCGCTTTCCGATATAGCTGTCGCCGTTCCATAATATGGGAGTAAATGGGTTTGAAGGGTAAGCATATACGCGCACATCGTGGCATGCTTTATAATGGGCTGCTTCGCAGCACTCCAAATCCTGGCGACTTCTTGAAATGTTTTAGTATTCATTTCTGTTCTGATTTACATTAATTCAATTATAACCTTCTTAAAATTAACATATAAAGGCATTTCTGACATGCCCCCATTGTAATCCAACTGTCTTAAAGAGGGGACAACCTCTCCGTTATCATCAATCTCATAGTCTGCAATATAGGCTAACTTCTTCGCTTCGGGGACCAATATCCTTTCATTGCTCAAAGGAGAAAACCTTTCATGGGACGGGACCGTTATACAGACCTTGCTTCCAATAGGGAGTCCTTGGTTGGATTCAATGTATTCCTTTTCCAACTTCTCCTTTTCGCCGTTCAATTCTTTTAGCGTTAAATCGATGGCATCTCTTTTGCTCAGAAATTCTTCCTTATTCATGTTTTTGTCATTCTAATTGATTCTAACATACTTACCTGCTATATCACAGTTTCTTAATATTTCCGCGTTGTTTTCGCCAAAAGCAATAAGGATACTACCACAACCGGGTGAATCTCCACGAGTCCCGTCCGGGCGAAAGAAACGAATCCTATTGCGCAAAAACTTCATCGCCGTTGCTTTTTCAAAAATTATGTCTTGAAACATTTTTGAGTCGCAACGATTGAAAAGTAAAGCGATACCGTTTCCATGCTCTGCCATCCTGCTGATGAATTTTTCAATTAGAGGCCGGGGATAAGGCGGGTTTAGCCATACACGGCCTTTCCATTCCTGTTTTAACCCATCGACGTTTTTATCATACATCACCTTACCTGTTTGCCATAGTGGGTTGACCGGGGCACACGGATCCAAATCAAATTCACCCAACGCATCTATAATCTCCTTCGGCGTATACCATTCATCGGTAGCGCATGCTGACCGTTCAAATTGTGTATTCATTTCTAATTCGATTTTAATTAATTACTCCCGCTAAACCTCCTTAAGCTGTCCATTGACTAGCATATACCATGTGTCAGCCTTAACCTTTTCCCCGTCAACTTCAAACGCCTTGACCTCCTTAATCGGGTAGGTATCACCGTCCCATTCTCTACGTTCTGCGAGGACTATCCAGCAACCTATAGCTCCCTTAGCCTTACACCCGTATCCGGCAGCAAGAGCAATGCTATCCTTGCCGGTAGCTGATGCTGCACCTTGGTAGCCTGTGGCTGACGCTGCACCTTGGTTGCCTGTGGCTGATGCTGCACCTTGGTTGCCTGTGGCTGATGCTGCACCTCGGTAGCCTGTGGCTGACGCTGCACCTTGGTCGCCTGTGGCTGACGCTGCACCTTGGTCGCCTGTGGCTGATGCTGCACCTTGGTAGCCTGTGGCTGATGCTGCACCTTGGTCGCCTGTGGCTGACGCTGCACCTTGGTCGCCTGTGGCTGATGCTGCACCTTGGTAGCCTGTGGCTGACTTACCCTTCTCCCACTTGCATTTTTCAAACGTAAACTTAACGGCTGCGTCTACAATACTCTTAATACTTAGTTCCGCTCCTATGTGGATTTTTGAGCAAGCAATTTTCGTATCATCCGTATCTACGTCCATATCGCCAGTCCCCTCAACCTCGTGAAACTTATTCATGCCAACTATGGCAGGTGGATAGTAACTGAACACGTCCAACGGATGGAGGCAGAAGTGAAATCCGTTACCGCAAGCCATTATATCGCCTGTTTCTTCATAGTCCTTACCTTCTTCGTATTGGAAATCCCTACATGTCAAATCGGGGTTAAAACCTTTGTAGCCTTTGATTTTGACAAATTCCTTTGGTAAGGTAACGTTATCCGGCAGGTTTGCTCTAAGTACCATGTACGCCATGTAGCCGGCATCAAATCCGGCTATCCCGGTGCCAATGGCAGTTAGGAGAAATTCCTTTTCCGGATGCTCGTTAGCGTAATTCCCGAAGTTCCCTAAAAATACGACCAGCTCTTCTTCGGTAACTTTCTGCATATCCTTGTCCAGCGTAGGAATGGCATAGGACTGACCTTGTATTCCTTCTGCCTGCCCCATAATTGCACCAAACTTCTCAACTGCCAATCTAGCTGCACCTCCGGCGTGATTGCCGTTCATATTGCTTCCAAAAACGAATATTTGATTTTCTTTCAGTTCCTGAATATTCTCAGGTGTTAATTCTCTTTTCATGATTCCTGTTTGTTTCTGAGTTTGATTAATCCTTTTTTCTCACATTCCATTAAGAGAGGCATATCATCATCACTAATCCTGCATCTTGTCTCCCGATTGACCGACATGTAACACGGAAGATTAAACCTGTCAACTATCGCCTTAATCGCTTCCCTGTTCCTGGTCTGCCAATAGATCGTCACTGCTGATGACCTGTTACCTGTACACTCCATGCTCTTACGTCATTATACCATTTACCCTGGTGTTCTCTTGCAACAACGTTAAACTTCACCGTCACATCATCACCAATCGACAGGGGAGTGCTAATCGGTCCATCAGAGCTGAATATCGAGAACTTCATATTCTTCCCGTATTGAAACATCTCTGTGACGATATACTCATGGCATTCCCAATCCTTACCATCCTTCACACCTGTTCTCTTTCCCAGGTCTGCCGTAATTCTTCCTTTTATTTCGCAATTCATTTTTTATCCTCCTTATTTTTTTACTGCCTTCTTAAGTCGTCCCGACTACCCTTCGGGCAGTATAGGACAAGTTGCCGTAAATTGTTAAATTTATATCTTTTCATTCGTAATCAATTGATTTCCAATATTTTATATCCGCACCTTATGGTGCTTTTTGTAAATCATGTAAAATATTGATTATCAATTAGTTATCTTCTTTTCTTAATTGATGTAATCGACCCTGATTGAAATCCCGCAAGCAATTTTTCCTTGAATTCTGCTTCAAGCGGACCTATCTCTTCGATATACTTATCCTTTTCTTTGTGCCAGTTGTTGGCAAACACGCGGATGGTTTCCCATTGCTTCTTCGTCAACCTCCCTGCCTGGAACAACGCCTTATATCTTTCCTTATATCGAGTGACGCCAATCCTCTGAATTTCCCTGGCTTTATCCAATTGGGACAGCTTTACACCCTTTGCCGGCTGCAATTCCCTGATGAACTGCATCTCCGACCAATCCTTGTAAAATATCCGCCCGATTTTGTTCAGGGATGCATTATCAAGGAGTTCCGCCAACGGTATTGACTGGTGTTTATACACAGTCTCGATACGTAAGATATTGGCACCCACATTCCGTCCCTTTTCCCCGGCTTCAAAACTCTTGTCGTAGATCTTGAGCACCTTACGGTAATACTTGCTCTTCTCCGTAGTTTTTTGCCGGAATTCCGGGTAATTGGCATCGTTCCACAACACCCGACCGGCGGCTTCCTCCACCTGTCTGATGTATGCATCTGCCGGCATGGACATCTTCATTGTCACCCCTATCTCATAGTATGTCACTATTACATTCTCTATCTTCGCGCATAGCCTTAAGAGCAACTCATTGATCGTCCATCCGGCATGGCTGAAGGTCATCGGGCGGCTGTTGTCCAGCTTGCCCGATTTCCCCCTGCTGTATAACTTGTGGATAGAGCACTTACATTTTAATGTATCACCCCGAATCTCGATGAAACAACCATCGAAATTCGCATAAGCCGTAGACTTGTAATAGATCTCATCGCCTTCGGTACACTGTTCCAGGTAGTTTTTAAGGACGATAGTATCTATATCGGCTGTGTCTATCTTTGCTTTGAATATCATTTTGTCAAACATGATAAGCTCAAGTTTCTTTTTTTTAATATTTTCTTATATCTTGACCGATAAGCGGCAATCAATATCCGGTATTCTGCTTCGGAATACTTCACATAATCATTCTTCATCGATTCGAGCAACAATACCTTCTGTTCGCCATACTTCTGAATCAACCCTCTTCGGTATCCCTGTATATTACCCTCGTCAAACCGGTTACAGCTTCTGCATTGAGCGTTGCAATTCATCTCATTGTACCTTGTACTCATGTGCTGACGATTGATGTAATGACCACAGTCAGCTTGATTTATCGGCTTAATCAACCCGCATGAGATGCAACGGAATACGGTTGTCCCCGGTATCATATCGCGAAGCCTGATATATCGGGAAAATTCGGTGTCTGCGGTCCTCTTGAGAGATGCATTATTTGTTTTTTTGAGCATTTCTAAATCTATGTTTGATTATTTTTACAAATTGAGAGAGATTACGGAATCTGATTGCGTGGCTATACCACTCTTCACTACTTGCCTTATAAGGATACTTTTCAGCTTCCGGCACCCATTCCTTGTCCGCCAGCAGCGCAATGACAGCCAAGTATTCCTTACCGGCATTCCAGAATATTGCAAGGTCTCCGATTTCAGGAGGGGACTCGGTTTCCCCGGTCAAATCCAATACAAACTCCTTGTTATTGCCTTCAAACAAGATAACTATCTTGTCATTCTCCTGCTCCACGGATACTCGTGTACATCCGGTAGGAATGGGTATTTCTCTTAATTTCATAACTGTTCGTTTTAATGGTTCCCGGATAGGCAATCAAGCCACACCGGGATAAAATGAGTAACCTATATGGCATTCAGTTTGAATGCGTGGGCGGTACGAGACTTGAACTCGCGACCTATAGCTTTGCCGAAGAAAAAAAACTTAACTACCAATACCATGAAAAGAGATTAAAAACACACAACTCTTCGATAACTGCCATCGCTCTACCCCTGAGCTAACCGCCCTTGTGCCGCTTCGCCCTCACAGGTTAGACGGCTAAACCTAAACTAAAACTTATCGTAATTCATCCTTGGATGTACCATCGGAATGGATAATTATATCTTTGAACCGAGTAACCTCTATCTTCAGTATCTTCCAATCGCCTATAGTTCCTTTCATCCGCTCTGTGATGAGCTCTTTAGCCTGAGACACGTTATCGGCAGACACAATGTGGTTATATCTGCGAATCTTCACCTTACCTTTCGGAGTGACATCCGATATGCCGATAACGACCTTCCACCACTGTTCCTTGTCAAAACCGGATACTTCTTCAATGACTTCCCGTTTCAAGGTCATAACCTTAGCTTCTCCATACAGTGGGAAGCAATGCTTAACCAATACATTCTCGGCTTCCGTGAAGCCCATGGCGTCAACCAGGTAAGTATCACTTACCTTTTTCCTCTTACCATTAGGCAAAGTTGAAGTACCTCTTACCACGCCTGTAAACCATTCTTCCATAATATTACTGTTTAATATTCAAAACTATTCCCTATGCTATCCCAATGGGCACGGTTCCTGATGTACTCATCCACCAATTGACCATCAGAGGGATTGCCTAACTCTTTCTTCAATGCCTGATATACATCGTCAGGCATGTTGTAGATAACCTGTTCGTCATGGTCACACTTGCCGGCAACACCCAGCAGAATCACGGCTGCTATTATCCACAGTATCTGTTTTGTTATCTTGTTCATAATCGTAATCTATCAGCATTACCTCTAGCTTTCATTACTTTTCTCCTCAGCAAGTCCAACTTCCTTGCGTAGTCAATACGAGCGCAATTCAATTTGGCTACCTTCTTATCAAAGTCCCCAATATCATTTAACAACTCTGTTTCCAATAACAACTCTGCTTCCAAAGAAAAAACCAACTCGCGGGCTTTCTCCACTTCCGCTCTGGCTAACACCAACTTTCCTACTGCCATAATCAAACTCCTTATAACTTGGCTTTATTGAAAAGCATTAAAGCCATATCCGCATCTACAACTATTTTTCTCCCCACTTGAGATACAGCCTTACTTATCACATCGTTTTTAAGGCGCATGGCTGTATTGGCAGAACACTTAAAAAGCTCGGATATACCCTTTATCCCATATACGAGATTCTTTGACGAAGATTTTACTTCATTATCTTCCTGCTTCACAATCAACGCACCCATTAATTCCTTTAGTTCCCCTACGGTTAAATCTATCAACCTGGTATCATCGCTTATCCGTCTTTCAATTGGTATCATAATTTACCCTCCTTGATCCAGTTATAGATAGAATCCACGCGATAGATAAAGTCTGAATCGGTAACACCGGCTGACAACATCTTAACGATCTCCTTCCTCAACTCAATATCATTACTACTTCTTTGAGAAGTTTCTTCTGATGCATTTTTTAAATCTTCATATTTTCTCAAAACGGCCTTGTACATGTTATCCTTCCTCAGTTCGCTTACACAAATCTCTTTGAAATTTGCGATATAAAAACTATCTATCATAAACCGTACAAGACCTATCTCGCTACTTTCAAAAATATCCACAAATTCATGAGGAATTCTATCAGATATTATAGCATTAAGCCCATTATCCAATTTTGCCTCATACGTTCCATCAGGACGCTGTTTCAATGTCAATACATATCTCTTTTCCATTTTCTTAAAAAGAAAAGCCCTCGCTGTTCTCAGCATAATTGGTGTTTGGCTGATACTTAGCAAGAGCTTTATTTATGTCCTAATTTACGGTAAACACCACTAAACCGTATCGTCTATTTTTTAATCTGATTTTTAGGATATTAAAAATGTCTGCACTATATTTGCAGCGGATTTGGATTGGATAGTACGGCAAACAGTCGTACAGCCATTTTTATACCCTTTTGCAACCGCTTGTTGATTGGTTACGGATGCAAAGATATATTCATTTGAATAGAAAACAATAAAAATGGCTTAAAAGTTTTATTCAAAATGAATATTTAGAAACATTTTAAATAAGGCATTGTAAACTTATGATAGATAGAGTTAAAGAAGTTTTAAGAGCTAAATCTAGGTCAGTCAGAGAGTTTGCTGAATTAATAGGTGTAAAACAAGTCACCCTCAATCAGCAATTAGCTGGAGACAGAAAATTAAGCCTTGATATAGTTCAATCTATTTTGAATTCATTTGAAGACATATCATCTGAATGGCTTCTCCGTGGTAAAGGTGATATGATTAAGCCTCAACATGAGCAGATAGTTGAGCCTCAACCTGCACTCATCAACGCAGTAGGAGATACACCCGAAGCATCAATACTCTATCATATATATAATGATACCATAAATAGGATGAAAGAACTTGTGGAAGAAAATGCAAATCTCAAGAATCAGATCATTGAATTGTCCGAAGACAGTGAACGAATAGCCAATCTTTTAAGAGACATTCGGAATGATAACAAAAAACTTGACCAAGAGAATAGAGAATTAAGAATAGAAGTGATGATTAAAGATGCGCAACTTTCAGAGAAAGAAAAAATGGTATCAGATTATAAGGACATACTTAAAGAAGCTATATAGCAATGAGTAACGATGTTTTTAAAATAGTGTCTGCTATAGATGGTGTAAAAAACAGCATAAATAAAGGATACAGTGTGCACGATGAGCTTGTTTATAGTCCTGTAGATCTTGACCGTGTGCTATCCTTCGGAGTATTGCATAAATCTATATCTATATCCTCTATACCCGGTGACTACCATATTAACGCTACCTTAGCTGAATATCTAGAGAAAGAAGGATTTGTTAAAATGGCTAACAGTAAAGAAGGACATGCGTTCATGCTAACAGAGAAAGGATACACTTTCAAATCATATGGAGGTTTTACAACACTCCAACAAAAAGAAGAGCGGAAGAAACAGTCCATGAAACAGGAAAAACAATTATGGACGATCGCTGGATGGATAGCAGCAGCTATCACCCCTATTATCAAAGACATTATCCAGTTTATATTCAATTACATCCAATCTTGATGCTATGCCTTTCATGTCAACCACAACCTTAATAATATGTGTTACCACTATCACAGTCGCACATACTATGACTATAGCCTTATATCCAAACGAATCTAGAAACTTTTCAAACTTTCCCATAATAATACTAATTAATACGCTAATATAAACAATAAAACAACAACCAACAATGAATAGTTCATAAAACCCAAACAATATATATCATTTCATTGTTTTTAATTAAGAATTATCGCAAATTTAATCAAAAACAATGAAAACTAATACCAAATCACTTGCTATCATTATAATAGAGCAAGAAAAAGAAATTAAAGAACTAAGAAGACAACTTAATACTGTTATTACTACAGCATCTTCTGGTAAATGTCTAGCTTGCCTACTTAAATTTATCAAAATTAAAAAATAACAAATTCACTATGAAATATCTATTATTATCAATCTTCGTTATAATTCCTACTTTATCGTTTTCACAACTGATACAAGGAAGGCATGCTATATTAGAATCAAAAGTTATATCTAATTTGATTCAGACCCCTAGCAATAAATTTCCTTCGAATACTGCTTTTATAAATGTATACGAAAACAAAATCGTTAATATTGAAATATCAGGCTATACAGCCTTTACTTATAAAATTAAAGATTACCATATAAATGAAAAAGGGAATTATGTATACACCTCATGCATAGAATTACAATCCGGCTTATATACTAGTATAATTCTTGAGCCTGATAAAGAATTAAAAAATAGATGGACTCTAAAAATAAGACGATCCGATGAATATTTTGATTTTTTTATTTTTAATATGGAATAGCATATGAACATCAAACGAACAACTACCTTTCTCCTGGACAAGGAGAAAGGCAAGCCCGATTCCAAACTCCGATATAGGATTAAGTGGAACGGCAACACAGTAGCCTTCAATATTGGATATCGAGTAGACAACAACAAGTGGGTAGCTGAAGCCCAGCGATGCAAGGTAAACACTACCCATGGGAAGAAGAAGGTACCGGCATCGACCATTAATGCCGAGATAAACCGATTCGAAGAGCTGATTAATGACGCCTTCTTTTTTTTCGAGCAAACCGAGCATATACCCTCCACAGATGAATTTCGGAATGAAGTCAATAGAAGGAATGGGAGAGTTGTAGAAAAAGAAGAAAAAACCATCTTCGATTACTATATGCAATTCATTGCGGAGCAGGGTAAAGAAAACAGCTGGTCCGAGAATACATATAAGAGGCACAAAACCACAATGAACCACTTAAAGAAGTTTGCCCCCAATCTTACCTTTGCAGACCTCACACACGAAGGATTGTCCCAGCTCGTTGACTACTTGATGAACGTAGAGATAGACGATGAAGTCGGAATGAAGAACCGTACTGCGAAGAAGTATATCAATCTGACCAAATGGTTTCTCAGATGGGCAGCAGACAAAGGGATTAATAAAGAACTTGCATTTATGACATTCAAAGAAAAACTGAAAACGATTCCGTCAAAGGTGATATACCTCGAATGGGACGAATTAATTAGAGTGTACAACTCATCATTCCCGGATGAGCCTCATCTCGAAATCGCGAAAGACGTATTCTGTTTCCAGTGCTTCACCTCCCTGCGATATTCTGATGTGAAGAACCTTAAGAAAGCTGACGTCTTCGACGGGTATATTACCACCACAACGATTAAGACAGACGAGCCACTCAAAATAGAGCTTAATAAGTACTCTAAAACCATATTGGACAAATACAAGGATATAAAGGGTATCTACGCGCTTCCTGTCCCTGTCAACCAACGGATGAACAAGTATATAAAAGAAGTATGTGCAGTTTGCGAAGTCAATGAACCGGTGTGTATAACCTATTACAAGGGTTCGGAAAGAATAGATGAGATACATCCCAAACACGAATTAATCGGCACACATTGCGGAAGGAAAACCTTTATATGCAACGCGCTCATGCTAGGCATCGCGCCTAATATTGTGATGAAATGGACAGGCCACAGAGATTACAAGTCCATGAAACCCTATATTGACATAGCAGACAAAGTAAAACAGGAAGCTATGACTCTCTTTAATCGTTAG